TTTTGAATATGGTATAGATTTGAAAACAATCTCGCGTGAAGTTAATTCAGATGCTTTAGTAACTAAAATTTTGGTTTTGCCAAATGCAAATGAATATGCAAAGAATGGATTCTGTACAATCGCACGTAGTTCAGAAAACTATACTAAAGAAAACTTTATTTTTAATTTTGATTATTATATTCAATAGGGTTTATTAGATAAAGAAACATTAAATAAAGATTTATATGGTATAGATGATGATTCTATTGGATATTATTATTATTTATAGCAGTATAACTCTAACTATGATGAATATACTGATTTAATTACTAAAAAACAAATAGAGTTATTAAGGGTTCAAGCAGAATATAGTACATATGAACTTTATATTAAATAGGCTACTTTTGAAATAAATGATATAGAAAATGAATTATTGGCTCTGGCTGGACTCACAGGATATGAATATAATAGTAGCACAATGCAAGCCTTCTTAAAAGCAAATAAAGACAATATTGAAGTAGCTTCAAAACTTACTACACATAGTAAACTTAAAAGTAAGATTACAGAATAGAGAAAGTTATTGCAAAAGGCAGAAATATCTATTAATATATTAGAAACTTATATTAATAATAGTACCAAAACATAGAAAGAAAGCCTCGCGGCCGCAAAAGCAAAACATTAGGAATTTAATAATAAATATGGACACTATATCATGGAAGGCACATGGTCTGATGAAAGCTATATTGATGATACAAAATACTATCTTGATGCTTTAAGTGTAGCTTATACTTCTAGTCGTCCGCAAGTTTCTTATTCAATTAATGTATTACGATTAAATGCTTTAGAAGAATTTTCATCCAAAGTGTTCCATTTAGGTGATATTTGTTATGTTTAGGATACCGAGTTTTTTGGATACTTGCCTGATAAAATAACACCTTATAAGGAACGGATTTTAATTAATAAGATTAGTTATTTCTTTGATGACCCATCTAAGGATTCAATAACTGTTCAAAACTATAAAACTAAATTTGATGACATATTTTAGCGTATCGCTGCGGCCACTTAGAGTCTATAGTATTCCCAAGGTTCATATAAGCGCGCTGCTGATGCTATAAATGAAAATGGTAGTATTAAAAGTACCATATTACAAAAAAGCTTTGACTAGAATACTAATTTAATTTTAAATAGCTCTAATCAAAATATTTAGTGGGATAATACAGGCATTACAATTACTGATGCTACTAATTCTGCAAATCAAACAAAAATTATAGCTGGTGGTCTATTTATTACTGATGATGGCGGCGCGACTTGGAGAAATGCAATTAGCGGAAGCGGTATCTCTGCTAACGTTTTAACTGCCGGCCGCGTAAATACGGATGAGGTTTATATTTATAATAAATCCTAGCCATATTTCTTATGGGATAAAGACGGTATAACTGCATATCAACACTTATCTGAAAATGAAGTTTCTCCAAATTCCTTTGTTCGATTTGACTGGAATGGTATCTATGGTTATAGTGGTGACGAACCTTTTTCGTTAAATCCAGGTTCCATGCCTTTCTCTAATGAGAATGTACTGTTTTCTATTGGTTGGGATGGTTTTAAATTACGTTCTATCAAACAATATGCTTCTTCAACTGAAGATGATGAAGGTAGTACAATTGAGAAGTCATATAAAAATGAATTAATTATTGATCAATCTCAATGTGCAATCATTATTAGGTCTAATGGCATTGATCGTGTGCGAATAGGCTAGTTAAATGAAGATGCTTTTGGTATGGTTATTTATGATGAAAATGCTAATATGATTTTTGGTACTGGTACAGCAGATACAGAAGTTACAAATGCTTAGACTGTTACTACTCCAGATGGTGAAGAGTTAGTACCAAATGGTATTGGTTCATAGATTATTACTCCAGTTCCTAATAATGCAGTAAGTTTAGGTGGCGGTATTAGCTTATCTCTGAATGGTTTCAGTGGTAATGGATGGACACTTAAGAAAAACGGTGGCTATTCAACAACTTAATTAATAAATTAAAAGCACAAGCAAGAAGCTTGTGCTTTTAATCATTTATAATCGGTAATAATCGCTCAATTAAATCAATTCTTAGTTTTGGATCATTTAGTTTCATTAAATCAAGTTTTGGCAAACTTAATTCAACTTCTATACTCATGAGTTTTTCAAATTCTTCTGATAACTTTTTCATATTTTCATTATTAAAAATACCGCTGCTATCTTCAGAAATATCATATTGTTTGAATAAATCTTGGCGTGTTATCATTATAGCTTTATAATATGGTTCAATCTGAACTTTTATTCGAGCTAAAGTGTAATTGGTTTTTATATCTAATTCTAAACCTAAAGTATATATCTCTACAATTCCTTCATATAACTAAACAATTTCTCTGTTAGTCATTATTCGTTCTCCCAATCCACTATTTCAACCTTTGGCATTTGTAAATCACTATAATATTTACCAATTCCAATAGCATCACATTCATCTTCGGAAGGCATTATACCATACCACTATTTTATTAATAACTACATACTTCTCTTCTTATCAACTCGTGATTTGCCGCGGACGCCACAATGAAGACGCCAAGTATTCGTATTAACTACTTTATATGATTTCTATTCTTCATAGCAAGTAACCATTAAAATACCTTGAAGGCGCGCGAGTGTCTCAAATGTAGTTACACCCGCGGCCGCCTGGTACTAAATGCCTTCAAGTCCGATAAAATCAATCTCATACTAATCAATTAAAGATATAAGCCACTATTTTACTTGCGCGCAACGTTCAATATCATTTTCGCCTATTGCTTCAAAAGTACCATAGTCAATTAATTCTTTATTACTAAAAACTGCATAACCACTAATATGTGTTGCCTAATCAAGTGCGAGTATTCTATACTCGTTCTTTTTCTTTTTAGTATTTTTAAATTCTTTTGTTTTAAGACTAGAACGCATGCAAGTGGGACAAATACGAGATTCACGAATCTTTTTCCATGGAGCGACAACAGTATGGCCTTTATCACATTTAAATTCTAGATTAGTATTTAAATTTTTATAGGTTTCACTAACAAGTATCCAATTATCAGGTTGGATTTCCTCTTTAATAGTATCTATACTAATACGTGGCATTTTAATTATTTAGTTCCTGTACTACCGAACCCCTCTCCATGGTCATTTTCAAAGCTGCCAAGACTTTTGACAGGTAGCCAGTTTACTATTGGTACTTCAACGAGGCGCATTTGTGCGAAACGTTCTCCTTTTTCGATAGTAAAACTAGAACCAAATAATGAAGCGTCCTCAATTGAACCGTCTTCAAGCGTAATAGTGCCTGCTTCTTTAAGTGGCGGCTCAATATTTTCAATAATAACACCAATTTCTTCGTGATAATCACTATCTATTAGTCCAGGAGTATTTGCTACACGAAGTTTAGTCTTGCGGCTTAAGCCAGAACGTGGTTGAATAAGTAAAGCATAACCAATAGGAATATTTACTTTAATACCAATAGGAATTAATACTGTTTCTCCAGGATTGATTGTGTATTCCGCAGGAGAATAGATGTCCATGGCGGCCGATCCATCAGTTGCATAAGTTGGAAGTTTTGCATCGTCACGACATAATTCAATTGGAATCTAAAGAATACGATGAGGTACACCTTCAACACTATTCATTGAATTAATAAAACTGGCAAACATATATTTAAGAAAATCTTTTTTGGTTTCAGTCAATTCAATACCTTCAGGTATTAATTGATCAATAGCTTCTATAAGAGAATCAAAACTCTTAGAAAAATCCTCAACTTTTACGCCTTTTTCATTCATCATTTGAACTAATGCAATATGAGCTTCGGGGTCGTTAAAGGCTTGCTCAATACTGCCCATTAAAGCGGGTTTAATTACGTTAAATGATTCATCAGATAATGATAAAAGGGAACCGAGTACAGCAATGCCATCTGTATCATCAGTTTCAAAAATACCATCAAGGGTAGAAAAAATTTGATTTAAAATATCTATCTCCATATTTTGCTCCTTTTACTCATAATATTTGGCATATTGATTATCAGATGCCAATGTTACTCCAAGAATATCATCATATCGACTGGCCGCGCCAGGAACATAACGACCAAACTTTATGATAAGATTTCCTAATTCTTTTAATTGTTCTACTTTTGAATGTATTTCTAATTCTCTATATCCAGTATAAATTATGATAACATCAGTTGTAAATGTACGAAACATATTACATAAATTTTGCAGTTCATCAAAATTATCAAATGGTTCTAATCCACCACAAGTAATACCTTTAGTAAGCGGGTTAGCTTTATAAATATTAAAAATTTCAGCAAGCGGAACATCAATAATTGGTTCTTTAATTAAATTACTATTTTGACATATTTTAGTTCCAAAATCCGCATCACATTTAAAACTACAATATGGAAAAGCAATAAATAATGTTGGCTCTTTATAATTTACTATATCATAATCATTCAGTCCGCGAATTTGCATTTATGTCCATCCACTTTCTCATTTTAAATTCTGCTTTGCGCTCTTTTGAATAGGTTTTAATAGGAGTATAAAACCCTACAATACGTGTATATTCTGTCTCAACAGGCTCACCACAAATAGGACAAGTTTTACCATAAAATGCGTGATTATGTTTACAGGCTTGGATTTTGGTGTTAAATGCAAAATAAGTTACGCCTTGGTCAGAAATATAATTTAACATATTCCAGGCATCTTCAAAGCGTTGGAACGGCGCATCAATATTTACATGAAGAATGGAACCACCATTACAATATCTATCAAATAAAGAAGCGATTCTTACGCGTTCTGCAAGAGTTGTCTTAATACCAAGAGGAATAAATTGATTTCCATAAAGAGGCAAATCATCAATTACAGTTTCGGGATACATTAACTTATCTTTTTTCATCAATTTCGCGGCCGCGCTTTCGCCAGGGATTTGCTCGGTATTCACCATATAATCTTTATCAATGCAGAATACATCTTTAACATTGCGAATGGTGTCAAAAATTTTCTTACCGAAGGCCGCAGCTTCATCTTTGTAATATGTATTGCCCAATTCATCTTGATAGGTATAGCCAAAAGCTTTCATTGTCTCATAAATACCGATAAATCCAATGGTATTATATAAATGTTCAAAATCAACCATACCGAGCGTGAAGTTTTTGAGCAGTCCTTTTTCTACATTTCGAGAAATAATATGACGTACACAATCCAAAACTTCAAGATCAAGCTGTACCATATCACGAAGCGCAGTTAAATATGTTTGCTCTGTTTTGTTCTCTAATGCCAAGCGCGCGAGGTTAATAGTTGAAACCTTTACAGAACCTACTTTAAGAGCTGTACCGCCAATTGAATTGAAATATCCTAAGTCTTCAATATTTGACTTTAAACGACAGCAATTACTTAAACTATTTACGCTATCATCTATAAATATATTTGAATCATTCCATTTCATATTATGGCGCATAGACCATTCTGCAAATTCTTTATCTTGGAACTCACCATTTTGTTTTAATAGAGAAATTGTAGAGACTGGAAAAGTCATCATATTATGTGACCTAATCTCACTCATGGTTTCCAAATATACTTTTTGGAACTCCATGATTTCTTCAATTTCATCTACCATTAGCTCGCCATCAGGGAATATACTACCTCCGAATAAAGCAGTAAGATAAACTCTATCAAAAGCACTTGTATTAGTAAAAGCAGACTGAATACCGCCACGTAAGAAAGGCTGATTAAGAGCGTATATAAGACGTTGTATGTGTTGCTCTGCGTACTTTCTTGGAGAGAGAGTAAAATACCCATTACGCACGTCCCTACTCCAGAAATAATACATATAGGGAATAAGATTTGGAAGGCCAACTGCGCCACTTGAGCGATTGCATGCATAGCTTACAAACTCCTTGACGAAGTCTATAAATGTTCCAAGGTGCTTAGGAGGCTCCGCATTAAAATTCTCAATAAAATAAAGACCTTTTTCGGCTAAATCTTTTAAGTCATAAGCAAAACAATAATGAACAAAACTAGTGGTATTGGCATCATGCATATACAAATGCCCATTCCATTCATTTTCAAGCCAATCATTCGCACGCTTAAAGCCATATCGTTTATTCATTTCATGGTAAATTTTATTAAAGGCTAAAAGTTTTTGATGCGGCTTGGGCATTTCATTCATCAAAGTTACAATATCTTTATGACCAACGTTTGCGTTTCCATCAATAGAGGCGTCTGCTACTGTTTCTTTATCAACGAAAGCATCAATAAAATCTGTGTATGAAAGTTGTCCATCAGAAAAGCCATTGATGGCGGCCATCTCTTCGCCGTATTTTTCTTGCATACGGTTATATTGAGTGGTGAAATTTTTGCTTAATCGAATGTTTATATTCATGGCTGTCCATTTACCCACTGAATCGCGCTTGTAAATGGTAGATAATTGCCATCTACAGCTAAAATAGGCGCAGCTTTAAAGCCAAGTCGTTCCATTTCTTTTACATCATCGCAAATAGTATACTCAATCTTCTTTTTGTTGAGTTTCATTTCTAATGCCTTACATTGAGGACAATGGGTACTATAGAGTGTTATCATAGATCATTCTCCTTGAAGTCACAGTAAATACAAATACCATTTTGAAAATTATGTTTACATAAATGCTGTAAATTTTCTTTGTCTGCTACAAGCTTTTTAATTTTATCTGTTAGTATAAATTTACCTACTTCTGCTGCAATTTCTTTATCAATTTTATTCATTTGGAATCGAATTTCGTTCCCATCCATATACTAGTTTTCCTCCTTCAGCAATAACACCAGGCGCGCTATAAAATTTATCGAATACATCATAATTATGTATACGCATATATTGAAAAGCCGCGCGCATTTGTTCTTTTGTAACTGTTAAATGATGCCATGGAAAAAGTTCGATATAAGCTACTTTAGTAGATGAACAATAACCATATAAAGTGCGGCCAGTTGGTTTTGGCAACGACTCAATAAATGTTTTTCCATACCAGCAATTAATTAGTTTCATAAGATTTAATAGTTCTGGCGTCTAGAAAAAATCTTCGTCAATATTAAGTAAAAATTTTATTCTATGTCTTCGTAAAAATAAAGCTTGTTTATAAATTTGTGGTAGGACGTTTACCACGAAATCGTTTTCATTCTAACATCTATATGTAAAGTTATATATCATTTGGCGGAGGCTCATGGTTGGTTCTGAAAGTAGTTCAATTATTTCTTCATCCGTTAGAATACCGTTAAATTGTAAGTAAAAGCATCCGCCCATTGGATATATATTTAACCATTTTTTTAAATCATTAAAGTTATAAACATTAATTGGGTATTTGTTACCTATATGATACATAAGTCCACGTGGTCGTGAAACCATTATATCTTTAATTAATTCAAAACTTTGAGGTACAGCGGCCAGGTCATAATCGTGAAAGACAATGCAAGGATGACGCGGCCGCAGTCGTTCATAGGGAAAAGAGAGTAATTTTTGACCATCTAATGAAAGTCGAAAATGCGTTGCAGTTAAGAGAGTTTTAATTTGCTATTGGTCTTTTTGAGTATAACCATAATAGTTTATATATTTACGATAAATTTCAAAATCTGGTTCTATTAATTCCATATCTATATCAAATGGTCGATATGTCTATGAAAACGCGCGGCCGCCGTATAAAACATTTGAAGTTAGAATATTAGAATCATATAAACCATCATCATACTCTTTACGAAAGTAGGCATTGGTGTATCGTTCTGGTTCAAATTTGTCGTGAAAGACCGTAACGTTGCGCCTTTTCTTTAGATAAGCCGCGAGTTTAGCACATTCAAGATTGGGGATTACTCCAGGGTAATGGAAGTAGTCGTAATCATAGACTAAAACTACTCCCATTACTCTACCTCGACTCGTTCATGTTTAATTATGAGTCGCGCGCCATCAACTCCAATAATTTGTTCTACTTTGTGATATGGAGTCCGACTATATGTTTTTGCAATAAAATCATCATCTTCTCGAATACCTGTGACAATAATTTTATTGCCGCGAGTAAACATAGATTTTTCTATAATGTGTTTTTTCCCATCGGCGCCTCGTTCAGAGATTTGTTTATCATATTGTTCAAATACACCGCCGTAGATTTTTACATTTACTACACCTGTAGTTGTAAGAATTGTAACTGTTTTCTTTGCCTTATTGCGGTCGAGTACTGTACCAGCAATACGCCGCAGAGTAAAGATTGGAACTTGTTTTCCTTTGATGGGAATAACACGTTCAACCTCTGGCGTGGTACTCAAATCAAAGAAATCATCAATTTGATATATACTTAAATCAATATCAGCAAGTTCATGCGGGTGAGAATAAAATGATACTGAATCCATTTCCCACTTACTAATTGTACCCGTGCAATATTTATTCCATACATCTTCGGTGAGACGATTATTCACAGCAGTTAAAAGCTCTGTGTTATTTTTCTTTACAAAAGGACGAATAATATCCATTTGCTTTTGATAGATATTATCCCATGTAGATTGTTTAATTTTGAAACCACTTTCAGTTTCATTAGTTTGGATTAATATGTCTATATCAAAATTTTTCTCCAAGAAATTCATAGCAATATTATCTATACCATAATATGTACTATCTAATTTCATTTTCTTTAAATATTTATTAAAATTGAAGACGCGGCGCTGCATATCATATTCATCCGGAATTAATCCAAAGTCGATTAACATTCGCATATTTTGTAGAGTGATGCGCTTTTTAGTATCGCTTATCATATCTACATATTGATGCATTATGTCGGTCCGCGCGCCGAAGCCATCAAAAGCACCAGACTTAATGAGATTTATCATTTGCACTTTATTGACTTTTACTCGTGCGAGAAAATCAGAAATAGATGTATATGGGCGATTCGCAATTATAAGCTTTACTATATCTTCTCCAATACGTGAAATACCACTTATACCATAACGAATTATATTGGCATCCATATCTGGAGAAAATGTATAAGTTGATTTATTAATATCTGGTGGCTCAACTATAATACCACTCATACGCATTTTACCAATTGCAGTCGCGATTTTTCCATAGTTCGTTGCGGCTACCCGTTTCTTTTTCTTGCCATCTTTCATTACAAGAACTTCTGCGGGATAACCATCACAATCTTCTTCATCATAGGAATCTTCTACATCTTCTTCATTATCGTCTTCTGCAAATTCTTCCATCTCATTAGAATAGATTTCTTCGGTTGGGTCGAGATTAATATCTTCTTCTTCTTCTTCTTGCTCGTTGCCGCCCGCGTCTGTAATCAAACAGGCACAGTTCCAAAAGATAATTGGATATTTGTAAGCAAGATTCATTTCTTGAAGAGCGATTAAACTATATGCAAGAGTATGTGATTGGTTAAATCCATAACCTTTACTCATAGCAATAAGAACATCCCATACATAATGTGCAAATTTAGCATTTATACCTTTTTCTGCAGTTACACGATAAAATTCTTTTGTAAGTGCATCGTAGTCTTTGGGGTTCTTTTTTGCTATTGACTTACGGAGCTTATCTGCCCATGTCAATCCAAAGCCGCCGAGTTCAGGGAGCTGGACGAGTTCCATGAATTGTTCCTGCGCGATACAAAGGCCATAGGACATACCGAGAACTGGTTCCAGGATTTGTTGTTCTTGCGCGCCCAACCCATATTTTTCGATTTCACGACTCCACGCATCGGGATTTGCCTTGAAGCGCGCGAGTTTATCAGTTGGCATTTCTCCACCTTTTTCTTGAGCCATAAGACGAATTGTAGAGTTAAGAATTGCTAAGTCGTCAACGGACGTGGGCTTAAGAGTTGCAATACCATTAATACCGGATTGCTTCTCCATTTGGAATAGAGATTGAATTTCGTGATTCCAAACCATTTCCCACATCTTTGGGTCATCACGTTCTATATTATAGATACCAATTATATTTTCATAAGTATCTTTGAGAGATGGTTCGCGTTCTACCAAGCCTGCGTCGCAAAGCAAATCAATACAATTATGGATCTTATCCATTGCTTCGACAGAAAGCGCATCATATTTAATCAGTGATACAGCTTCAGAGTCATGCAACTCAAACTGTGTACAGATTGTACCATCGGGTGCGCGCATGAGAGCGGTAGATTCAGTAAATGGCTCATCAACAAAGATTACACCACCTGCATGAATACCAGAGCCGCAAATTAAACCTTCGATTTTTTGTGCAACATTCCACAATTCAGAGTAGTTATTCATTTCAACTATAAATTGCTTTATAGGTGGATAATCATTTTCTTCATCGCCATTATAACACTGGGATAAAGTACGAAGCATACCACGATCAGCAGGAATAAGACTTGCAATATATTGAGCAATATCTACATCAATTCCCAGACCGCGCGCCGCGGTCAAAATCGCAGATTTTGATTTTTCAGTTCGGAAAGTTGCGACATTAGCAACTCTATCTTCACCATAATGCTTACGAAATGCATTTAAAACTTGAGCACGGCGGCCGCCCTCAATATCGAAATCAACATCAAGAACAGAAACGCGCTCTGGATTAAGAAATCGCCAACGAAAAGTTCGTGTGTTTTCACGGAGAGGATTAATCTGAGTAATATCTAAACAATAAAGAAGAATGAAGCCTACACCGGAGCCGCGGCCACATCCAACGAGAGAGCCTGCTTCCCAACAAATATCAATAATATTTTGAAGATTTAGATAATATGCGCTCCAGCGCGCTTTATTGACTTCTGATGATGTCCATGTATCTTCAAGGCAAGCATTTATCTCATCATATGCTTCTTGATTTTGTAGATCAGGATGACGATTAATCCCATCAATAATTGCAAATGCTAATTCTTCATCACTTTCATATTCAGATTCTGAAAATGTTTGCAACATAGGAATTGCACTATACCAAAATCTACAATCCATATAATGTGGAAACTTTTTCCACTTTAAGTTAGGAATTTTAAGCGGCCGCAGTAAACTATAGTCTTCAATACTATCTCTAATCTTTAAAATATTTTGATATGCAGCTTGAATTTGTTCTTCTGTCATATATTTAAAGAAAGATTCAAGTTCTTCTGTTCCCATCATATAGGTAGTTGCATAGAATTCATCGACTTCGCGCTCACCATTCTGTGCATTAAGATACGCTTTATGAACTACCCTATCTTCTTTCTTTAAATAGTGAGAGTCAGTTGTAATAATATAAGGAACATCATATGTTTTAGAATAATCAAGAAGTCTTTTATTTACAATAATTTGTTCACTATTTTTTGAAGGTTGCATTTCAAGATAGAAATTCCCTTCACCAAAAAGATTCTTTAATTGAGTAATCCAAGTACCAAGTTTGGCTTCTGATGTACCTTTGAGGATTTGCGTTGGAAGCGCGCCGCCAAGACAAGCAGTAGAGCCAATTACATGACCAGGGTCAGCACCGATAATCTCAAATAAGTCATTATAGTATGTAGGAACTCGTCGCATACCACGAGCCATGTAACTACGCATCCATGCTCGCGTTGAAATTTCTCGAATCTGTCGCGCGCCTATTGCGTCCTTTGCCAATAGAATAAAGTGATAATATCTATCTACTTCTCTATTATAATTCTGTGCATTTAAACCGTTTCTACAAAGATAAATCTCATTTCCAAGAATTACTTTAAGGTCTGGATATTTTTCTTTAAGTTTTTTAGCTGCATTTTCAGCCTTAACCCATCCACTGATACTTTCATGGTCAGTTAAGGCTACTACTTTATGTCCAAGTTCTCCTGCATAGTTAAATAATTCATCTATTTTGTTGATGCAGTCACGAAGTCTTATGTTGCTGTAATCAGAGTGGCTCACCCTAGTTATGAAGACTACCAGGGTATTCAAGTTTAGTCTTCATCACTTCGCATCACCTTCCTTTCGATATTCATTACGAATATTAGAATTATAATTGTGTAAGTGTTTCCAAGTTTTACATCTGTTTATATCATATAAAATATTTAGACTAATATTTTCATCACGAGCAATTTGAGCAAGTGAGCGCGAGTCTGATTCTAATAAATGAATAATTTTTATTGCTGTTACTTCAGTAATTTTATTGGTACCTAACTCACCCTTATTAAGACTTCCTTGACTTTCTTTTCTTATATTGTCTTTATAGGAATGAAGCCAAGTCCAAGTTTGACAACGATTAATATTACTAATGGTGTTATAATGTACATGAAATTCTTTCGCCATTTGTTGAATAGATATAGTAGAATGTGCAAGTTTATCAATAATTTGCTCTACTTGAGTAACAGTTAATTTTGCCCAAGGATTTTCATCACTACTATATTCTTCTCCACCATGAGTTAAATTGTATCCACCTTTTCTGTTTTCTAATACACAAGAATTAAAGCATTTAATCCAATACTTTTCTCTATCTTTTAGCTCGTCTTCTTTACATTCTTCTATAATCTCAAAAGAGAAAGCTGATTCGCCCAATCGTTTTAATTCTTGGTCAAAATAAGAATATGGTGAGGGCGCGTTCAAATGTTCCCATTTACGTTTATTAATATTTATACTTCTACCTATATATATTTTACCATTTGATTTATTGGTATATTTATAAATGCCAATCATCTTTATCACCTTCTATATATAAGTAAAAATTTTCTTGGAACCTTACATAAAATTGTGGAAAGTTCCAAATTTTATTTATTCCTTTCAGTTTCTAATTATATTATACCATAAATTTGGCAAAAAGTCAAACTTATCGCAAGCCTGTAAGCCATTTAATCCATATAATACCTACACATAAAACTAAAATCCAAAACATTTTAAAACTCCAATAAATCATCTATTACTTCATAATTTTCAATGAAAATTTGTGGTGTCACATTTCCCATCCACTCATTTAAGTTTGCTCGACCTACAATATTCATTTTTATCTCATTACACTTCTCTAATTGTTTTATCATTTCAGTTGCGTGGAATTTCATATATGCTATTCCATTAACCGTTATTTTTACTGTGTCTTTATTCGCGCCCATGACACGAATATCATCTGAATTTACGTATATATTTTTTACACAAATAAGCGGTTCAGGATTACCTTGCCCCCAAATCTCTGGAGTTGAAGCAAGCTCATATACCAACTGAACTAAATCAGTACTATCTCCACTTCTTTCAAAATTTACATCATACGCGCCAATATTAAAGTCAATATTACTTAGGGCTTGGTTTGCATACTCGTGGAAAGCGCGCAAGTTAGAGTCGAGGATTGATGCACCTGCCGCGTTGGCATGACCTTGAACGTATTCAAAATATCCACTTTCGTTAAGAAAAGATTTGAGGTCAGTAAGTTCGCAGTCTGATACATTTCGTATTGACCCTCGATCATATCCTTCTGCATTAAGACGAGCAACAATTGTCGGACGTTTAAAGCGCGCGGCCAGCTTCATGGCAATAAGACCATTTATCTCTGGTGGGAAATCATCATCTTCATCTAATCTTACAAAGAGAATTTTATTTTCCAAAAGGTCGTGTTTGTAAATTTTTTGTTCGAGCTTATCAACCATTTGGTCTGTGATGCGGCCTTGTTTGGACTTTGCATTAGTACATTCTCTAAGCGATTCAATAGCAACCTCTTCAAGTGTGCCTGCCGCGCCACGTTTATTGCATGGAACTTTGCGATGACCATCGACCAGACCCAGGAACAAACGCTCTTTCTCTTCCATTGTACCAACACGAATGAGTGCATTCATCATAGGAACTATATAGAAAGCAACGGTTGTCGGATTTACTTCGCCGCCCATTGAGTAAGATTGCTTTTCAATTGCGCTTCGGAAGAAATAATTACTAACATTCTCAAACCCATTCTTCATTATATAGCGATTTTCAAGATTTAAAACTGAACCCATATCACCGCATACACCCAGGGCTGTGAGATCAATTAAAGTTTTTACAAATAACCTATAAGCTAAATTTTGTTCAGCATGACATCTACAGAATTGCCATGTAACTCCTGCGCCTGTAAGGTCTTTATTAGAATAATTAGGCGATAGCTGGTTATTGATAATACAAGCATATTGACTTATGGCTTGTCCTTCATCTATTTCATGGTGGTCAAGAACTAAAAATTTTGTACCTCGCGCGCCAATGCCTTCATGAAAGTCAAAATCATTACTTGAACTATCTGGTAGTATAATGAGGTCATAAACTATATCTCCACTCATAAGTTTTTCATAATGGTCTTGAAGTCCATGTTCTTTATGTTCGTGTAATACAAAATTTATATATTGTCCCGGTGCGATATATGTTATGTAATTATATATAATCGCAGCAGAGGTATAACCATCAACATCACTATCAACTACTATTAAAATAGTTGAGTTTTCTTTCTGTAAAGTTTCTTGTAATAAATTAATTCCTTTCTCTATGTTAGTTAAATTATGCGGGTCACTTAATACAGTTGCAGGTGGATTTAGATAGAGTTCTAAATCATTTATGCCGCGCGCAGCAAGTAGATTTTTGAGATAGTCTTGCTGCCAATTCTCATTTATTAAATTTACTTTCATTTCGTCATACTCTCACTCTTTTCTTTAATAGCTCTTTAAAGACTTCTTCTCCGTGGTCACTTGGAGAGTCTTTTAATTTTAATAGATGTTCTTTGTCATATATAAAACTAAAATTAGCATACGCAGTATATTTATTAGCCAATTCCAGTAACTTATAAAAATATCTGTCACTTTTTTGTTCCTCTTCATTGTCAAAGCATATCACAATTTCTTGGGGATGACATTCACGTATCAGAATATCAAGTGCATATTTATTTAATTTAGAACCGCACACAGCGGCCGCGCAGTTTAACATTTTAAAAGACTCAAATTGAAGAACTGATTTCTCTGCTTCAAAAAGATATGCTATCCCACTTCTTTTAATGTTTTCTTTTGTTATATTAAGTCCATATAGATTAAGACTTAGTGGATGACTATACCATTTATCTTCTATTTGAACTGGCATATATTTTCCCACATTTTCAATCTCCCACGGATTCAGCGCGCGGCCTCTAATTCCAATCAAACGACCATTTACATCATAATGAGGAATTATAATTTTATTTTGTGAAGGAGAATATTTAATGTTAAATTTATCCATGGCCGCGCGCGAGATACCGTCATTGAGCCATTCAATTGGATAGTACTTTATAAATACATCTAAGATTCCTTCGGGATAAGCTGGAAGTTCTCGTCTTAATTTCTTCTGACTATAATCATCTTGAATACTTTTGTATTTATTTGCATCTTCAGCATTGAAAGAAATATTAGAGCAATCAAGAATTACTTGAAGTATATCATTATACCAATCATATTCATAATTACGTGTTTCATAAAACCGCTTTAAGAATGAAAAGATTGACATCGCGCCGTCTTCGGTATAGCACTGAAAGATATGAGTATTCTTGTAATAATAAAGTTTCCAAGAAGCATCATCAATATCTGCATGATGGCATACAGTTGGCATTATGATATAGCTTCCCTTTTCTTCAAAAGGAATTTGAAGTTTATCAAGTAATGCTTTTACTTTATTATCATCAAGTTGTTCAATTATTTCTTCGTAATTCATTGAATTTTCTCTATTTCTCTTAATTCTTCTTGCCAGTTATTACTTTCCCAATCAATCTCATATATAAAATGTTTTTCATACTGGTCAATAACTTCCATTCTTGAATCTGTCATGTATAAATCTTTCTTTCGTAGATTACCAAGGTCTACATAGCTCCAGATGCGAACTTGCGACCATTCTCCACTACGAACTTTATAAATATCGGTTACAATATTTGGAATCTCACGACCCAGCCCCACAAAGAAGTCTTGTTCTTCTTTAGTTGGACGTGCCATAACCATACCAACATCTGCTTTATTAATGACTGCGCGCGAACCAGCAATTGAGGATTCATTTCGGATTGTCGTATTAGAATCTGCGTTTGCATTTACCTGTGTTGAGGTAAACATACATACATTCAACTCTACAGCTATATCTTTAAGCGCGGTTGAGAACATTAAAAGAATTTCATCATTTCTTAAACTTACGCCCTTAAATTCACTTAAAAGGCTTGGAGATATAAAGATATAGTCATAAAATACATATTCAATATCATGGAGCAATACTTGTTCTCTAACAATATTTTTTACTAAGTCAATACGAGGATTTGGCATTTGTACAATAAAAAAATTGTTTTGGTATTCTTTCATTATCCAAATGGCTTGATTAATGATTTGAATTTCTTTATCTGTAAAATTACCATAACGAAATTTAGACTCGTTAAAACCAGTAAGATATGCTAAAATCATTTTCTGAATTTCAGGAATTGTTTGTTCTGTTGCAATAAACAAAACTTTTTTACCTGAACCACAAATAACCCATTCTTTTTTAAAATGGTCATACCTAAAAGGATAAGCAATTAAACATGCATCGCCGACAGCTTGACGAGTTTTACCTGTACCACTACCAGCACTTCGAATCACTAATGTGCCCAATCGCGCGCCTGCCATAACTTCATTTAGAATATCGCCTTGAACTGGGACTCCAATATCGGTGCCTTGGGCGGCCGCGTCAATGATACTTTGAATGTTGGTAAAAGCACTTTCAGTTTGAGTAACTTCATTTTGTATAAAACTATGTTCAATAAGTAATAGTTTCTTCTTTATTGTATCAAGAATATCATCTACTTCAAGGTCTTCGAAGTTTTTATTTACGTCGAGGGCTTCTGGACGAGTAAGGTCTTCGATATAAAACTCATCTGTATTAATACCTTCTTTTTGAAGTCTGTTGAGTAGATTTATTTTTTTAAGACGTTTATAGTAAAAAGAAAAATTACGTTCATCAGTTAAAAAATCTGCATCTTGAAGAAATTCAATGCCATTATTCTTTTTGAATAATGCCGCGGCCGCTCCGTTAGATTGTAAATAGTTTTCTACATCTATTGGTTGTATACGCAGAGCGCCGCCACGATATAGACTATCAATTGCTGCGAATATATATTTATCAAAACGAGAAGTAAAATCATCAAGTGTTAAAATATACTTATCGGTTTCAGATAAATACTGTGGATACTTCATCAAGGAACCAAAGATTTGCAAGATGGAATTTTTATCAACTATCATCTTCTGCTCCTATATCATCAAGATTATATTTTATTTTTGGTTTTTGAATGGTCGGTTTTGTAATTTTCTTTACTGGACGATGACTACGTTCAAAAATTTGTTCTTCAATTGCTTTCATAAAGCCACGTTTTTTCCATTCTTGATCGGTCCAATATTCTGTTGCTTCTTTATAAACATATGGAACTATACCAAGACCGCCGTTACCTTTGTCCCAAGAGTTATGTTTGATTTCATAAAAATACTTGAGAGTAAAATATATTCCTTTATTTGTAAATTTATTTTCTTTAAGAAATTTCTTACGCTGCGCTTCGCACATGTGGTAATTATAACTGACTTTTAAGTCTCTTACAAGAAAATCATAGATTAATAAAGCCCAGTCATCATCACTTTTATTAGCCTGTGATACATCTTTCCAATCTTGGTAACATTGAATATGGTAATAATAATTTTTAGATGGCATTATCCATTGATCAGGCGCTAAAATTTCAGTATCAAAACATTTCTTACAAACTCTACACATTACTATATGTTTTGCCATCTTACCACTTCCTTTCATAGATATTTCCTTCTAATTATATTATACCACAATTTTACAATTTTGTCAAATTTAAAAAGCGTAGGTATAACCTACGCTTCTATGTTTTGTTATTTATTTAAAGCATATCGCTCATTTCATCAACAACTAGTTGGAGTAGCTCTACTTGGTCTTCTGTGAACTCACTTAGCTTCATTCTGCGGCCCATCGTCATTTCAATCTTTTTGAGGATTTCAGCGGCTATTTCGGGTTTTGCGTTGTCGCCTTCTCCTACGAGTTTCTGCCATAGACTTGCGGCCTTAGCACGAACTTCGGCAAAATCTAGTTTCTCAATTGTTGAAGTTAATGCAGCACTATCTACTACTTTAACTCCATCTTCTTTTTCAGACGTCTCAATGGCTTCGGTAATTGCAGCTACCAGTTCGTTGTATCCAAATGGAATTTTGGGTTTCATATACTTAAAGCGACTTCCAGCAAAAAGCGTTGGAGTTTCTCTTGTGTAGAGATAACGCTTTGCTATTCCATCTTCCCACTCAGTCCCAATATAACCGATAATATCTACAATACCATTACAGATTTCAGCGGCGCGCTTTGGAAGGTCAGGATAAATAATTTCGATCTCACTTCCATCAGCATTTTTTTCAATACGGGAAGCATTGTGCGCAATTAATACAACACCATAACCAAGCATTGTAATTTTTCTCAAAGAATTTTCAAATTCTTTCTTTGCTGCGCTATAACCTCCGCCCCATGGAATATCACCGATTTTTTGCACACCATTTTGACGGCAGATAAACTGCTCACATTGATCCCAAGCAATAGATACTGTATCAATTACAATTGTACTATATAGTTCTTTTGCTTCTGGTTTTTCGAGCTGTCTTAGTACAGCTTTAAAATCACTCCAGCTATTGATGTCCTGAGCCATTACTCCGCCCAAGCCATTATAACCACGCTCGAAGGCGCATAAGAGCGCCTTCGGGAATGAGGCAGCAGCGGTAGTTTTACCACTTTTTTCTTTTCCATAAATTAGCACATATTTACCTTTAAGGTCACGGCTAATTACAGACGGTTTAATACTAAAAATGTCTACTGCCATAGATTAGGCCTCCTTAGAAGCCCAAATCAAACTGCTGCTTCGAAGTTGTACCGGCAGGGGCAGGCGTGGACTTCGTTGTGGCCTTATCCTTCAAAGACTCAATATAAGCTTTATGCTCTTTAAGAGCAGCAGCTAGTTCAGCTGGATCAAATGCCATATCATCTTCCATAGGAGCCTGGGTTCCCTTAGTAACGATAAGCTCACTTATAGTCTGAGTGCGGACGCTTACGTCATCATCGCCGAAGTCGTACTCTTGAACAATTTCTACAGTCTTGGTAGTGAAGTTCAAGCGACCCTTTGCGGTATAGGTTTTACCATTTTCCCAATAGGTAGTGATAGCATCAATAACTTTAGGATTGGTTGCATACATTTCAAGAGTGTCAACCTTTCCACCATACTGCGGAACAATTGCCTTAATGCGAAGCTTCTTAGGCTCAACTTCGACTCCATCATTGTCGGTTACAAAGTCAAGAGAAGAAACAGCAAATTCAAGAGAGAATGATGCTTCTGGACGAAACTCGTTAGTAGCCTTAGAAATAAAGGAAGCATTAATACGGGGAAAAGATACGAACTGGCCCTGCTGATTCCAATACTCGTTCATACGAATATTACCATTGGTAATACGCACCTTGTCCGCGCCAGCCTTGCCGCCGGCCGCAGCAATAGATACATAACTGGTCATAACCTGTTCAATATTTTCATAAGCAGGATTAAGCTTGCCGGCATTGGTATACTTAGAAGCAAACATATAGACAGGGATTTCGAGGGCGACGTCTTCGCCATTAACATTCTGCTCTACCAATACCTTAATATGACCACCAATGTTATCAACAGATGCACCAGTGTTCTTGTTTACATATGAACCATACTTAAGAACAACTTCTGAAAGGATTCCTTCAATACGTACTTTATTTTCTGCTTGTCTCAACATTATTTTTTTCTCCTAGATTCTTAGTTTTTTGTTAAATGTTTTTAGGGAGTCTTGCGGCTCCCAAAGTTATTACTCTTCGCTCTGGACAAAATTCATGCCAGCTTCGGTAAGCTGAACGTAGGTAAGAGGCTTCTCCTCTCCCTCAACCTCAACCTTCTCGCGAATAGCAAGCTCGTGATTTACGAGAGAATTTACACGACCAGTGATGGAAGCGATCTTCTCGCAACCAAGCGCTACCTTCATTTCCTCAGTGGTGGCGCGGCCGCCGTGTGCCTGCAGGTACTCAAGAGCCTCAAAAGTCTTATCAGTTAACTTAGCCATAATTTTCAATCTCCTTTTTCTTTAAATAAATTTTTTTATTTATAAGGCGGCTGACCTTATATTTGTTATTAAAATGAAAGGTTTTGTAATTTTTTGTTACCTCTCACTTTCTAATTATATTATAACATAAATTTTCATTAAAATCAAATTTTAAGAAATAAATTTTAATAAAGTAGAAACTAATAGGTGATTAAACATTAGATGAAGATCTTCTGTTATTTGCATATTATTGATGGGTACATATAGATTAATATCTGCTAAAGTATAGAGTAATCCGCCATCATATCCGGTTAAACCAATAATTGTGGCTCCCTGGTCGATCGCGTATAAAATACCATTTATAACATTACGAGAGTTACCACTTCCAGAAATAGCAATTACAATATCTTTTGGTTTTACTTTGCCTTCAAGTTGGAATTTAAAAATTTCTTCATAGCTAATGTCGTTTGCTACTGCCATAATTGTAGCAATATTATCATTTAAACATATACAATTAGCACGTAGGATTTTATTAAAATCATTTGTTAAATGAGAAGCTGTAGAAGCACTACCGCCATTACCAAAACAATAAATAGTTCTTTTTTCACGTATAGCTTCGTATAGTATTGCAGCGGCTTCTTCAATTTTTTTTGTATCCAAATTTTTAAATACATCTATTTCTTTAGCTAAATAGCTGTATATTTCATCTTCAAAATTTATCATAGAATTTTCCTCACCGCATCTAATATATCTACTGCATCTTGTGGAATTATAATGGGTTTAACACCAGCATTAATACCGGCTTGTTTATCTCGTTCTGCGTCCCCAATAATCCATGATTGCGATAGGTCGATATTATATTGCTCGGCCGCCCTCAACAAAAGACCTGGTTTTGGTTTACGACAATCACAATCAATCTTATATTCTTTATTTTCATCTGGATAGCCCCGATCTTGGTGATGAGGGCAAAAGAATATATCATTTAGATAAGCGCCTTCTCTACCTAATAGGTCTTCTAATTTAGCATGGATATAATCTACATCTTTCATCGAACACATTCCGCGCGCGACCACTGATTGATTTGTTACTACAATAGCCAAGTATTCTGAATCATTAATAAGTCTTAGCGCGGCCGCAGCGTTTGGAAGAAGGGTTAATTGGCTTGGGTCAGATACAAGTCCGACTTCTTCATTAATTGTTCCATCTCTATCAAGAAAAATTGCTTTTTGTTTGTTTTTAAGATTTCGATGAAATGGAATATTATTAATTATATCATGACTTACTTGGTAATACCTGTCTACTGTTCCTATATCTTTAACATATTCAGAAGATGAATAGGCGTACAAATATTCTAAGTGTGGTAAAATCTCCTTTTCTAAATCAACCTTTACATGGTCTGGAAAAACATTTAGAATACTTTTGTTGAAAATATAAATACCAGCGTTTGTACAGTTATGTAGCCATTGATTTCGCGCTTGTCCCTTAAAGATAATTTGTTTTATACGATTATTTTCATCTAATTCAATTAAATCGGAATCATATGGGTGCGAATTGGGGTGAACAAATAATGTACCTTCTCCCTTATGTTGCTGATGAAAGTTAATCATACGTTGAAAATCAACATTAAAGAACAAGTCTCCATAGATTAGAAAAAAGTCATCATCTAATAGGTCGTGCATCATTGATAGAGCACCAGCGGTTCCAAGCGGCTCGTCTTCTTCATAATAGCGTACTATTCCACCAAATTTATCAAGGATTAAATCTCCTAAATGTCCAACCACCACAATAATATCATCTATTCCATTCTCTTTTAAATTTTCAATTTGCCATTGTAGTAGCGGTTTCCCACAAATTTCAATCATTGGTTTTGGAATTTTATCTTGGGTGAGTGCTCTTAATCGAGTACCTTGGCCGCCTGCCATAATTACAGCTTGCATATTTCACCTACTATAGTATATAACTTTAGTTCCATCATCTTCAAA